CTTGTAAGTTCGAACGGGGAATTTCACCATTAATCATTGATCTTGCGATTGATGATTCATGATGGATCCCCGAGAACATACAAATCCTTTCGGTTATCTTTTTACCAAGGGTAGCGGCGGCCTGCGAAGTGAAATTGTTATTTCTTTCGAAATAAACTCTATCATCAAGAGGAAGGGATATTGTTCTTAAGAACAATGGCCACTCCCCTTGACCTACCGTATCAATCCGGTAGGCTTCTTTATGAATATTGGTATATAACTCACTTATGTGCCCATGGGCGTATAAGATTGGTATATATTCAAGGTTCATAAAGATAGGCCATTCAGTTAAAGGAATATCTTCAGAAGTCAACTTAGCGACTAGACTTTCCGCATATAATCCAAGCGGTAAGTGCTTATCACTAAGGTAATTTCGAGAAGATTCTTCGAATGCTTCAACAGCTATAGAAGTGAAGACGCCATGACAGTCATATACTGCCATATAGTCCGACCTTATAGGTGGTGGAGTAAGCCGAGTCTTATACCAGAGTAAGGCGAATGCCTGATCTGCTGTAATACGGGCTCTTATCATTTTCATGATAACTTCGGAGATAAAAGAAGATTCTTGTATATATGAAAGAAATCTTTTCCTAAGTTTGGAGAAGTCCTTTACATGTATATAGTAATCTTTACTTAATTCCTTAACTGCCTCACTAATTCCTGATTTAGAAGTCCAACCACGTTCCTCACAGTCAATAAGAAGATTCACCATTCGGTAATACCGTTTGATAGAGCTCCTCAATGAACTTATTGGAAAGGGGGTGACCTCTTTTCCGTCAAGGAACAACCTCTTCGAAAATTCAAAAAGAGTTTTCGATGAGTGTGTTTTTAACGGAGAAAAGGTTACTCCTAGATCAGTAATAGCTTTGGTATATGCTTCTGCCAAAAGGCGATCACCAATTACGATGTCGTCTCCGAGCATTACATACTTGGCTTCATTAAAGGGAATATTTAGTTCCCTGCAACAACAGTAAACCACAAAATGGTGTGCTAGTGTTGTACTAGGCCAAGAGGAATACATACCCATAGGGGTACCTACTTCATACCTGATCGAGTTTTCCTGATCAAGCATGAAAGATTTTTCAATCATTAGATACCTCCACGAGTCTGCATATTCCTTACCAAACCTGATTGACAATATATCGTACACTAAGATTATAGGGAACCTATCAGTAAAGGCTGTTAAGTCTATACTGTAGTATTCCTTCCAATCCTTCGTATACTTTATAAAGTTGGACTGGTTAAAGGTACAGTCAGTAGGAATTTTACGCAAAACCTTATTTAGATAGATATGGAGCGGGCGCAACGCTGTTTGGGAATAATAATCCCCAATGGCCACGACCCTCACCTTATCCTCCTTATCAGGAAAATGTGTAATCCTCCGACTCACTTTACTTTTCCAAGGAAAGTATTCTTTTAGGATATCTAAGTTAGTAGAAAGAAAAGTTATTACACTGATCATTTTACTACCCCCGATAACCTTTAAGTGATACTTATCCGTGTCAGTGAGATTGTAGAAATCATTCATAGAACTATATAAGGCATGATCCTGTGAAGGACCAGTCTTAGTAGTCCAATGATAGTTTTTAAATCTTACTGAACCAGTAAACCTGTAACCAAGTTTAGTATAACCTAAAGCTTCCCAGAAGTCCCTTATGTATTCGCGTCGATAACTTAAACCACTTGATGGTGTGGTTATCGTGCTAGTATCTAAAGGTCCTCCGAGACTTGCCCCTCTTGTACAATATAATATTGTCAGGACCAGCCGGATTACTCCGGGTGATCTTGATCTTATATAAGGTATAATTGGGCCAAGAGCCTTAGGAATACCATCCTTTGTAATAGGACAACCGTCAACAGTCTTATTAGGAAACTCTCCGCTAAGGAAGAGCAATAAAGCAGTTCTCAATTGCTTTATGTATGATAGGAGGAAAATATCCCCCCTATCACATACCTTCTGAAGCTTGTTGACTAAAGGATAAAAGCAGAAAATACTACAAGGAAGGTTAGAACTTTCTTCAAAGTTCCTAGCTAACCAACTAATAACTACTAAGGCCAATTTTAGTAAGTGTGAAAACTTGCTGAATTTTGCTTTTAATAGTTTTTTAGGTAGTCTTTTCATGTTTGTTGGTTGGGTTCTTGATTGAAATCAAGGAATACCTCTTACGAGGTGGTTCTCTCCCGAAAG